TCAAATCCAGTAACATCCGTAAGCTTAACGTAGTTTAAGTCTGATAACTCTGTAAAGTTGCATCCCTTTATGATAGATCCTTCTTTAAATATATTATCACCAAACTGCTCGATCTGATTCTGAAGAATCGTTTGCATCTGAGTCAATTCTCTAGCTTGAACCGCGTAAGACGGTTTAAAAAGCACGCGATGGAACTGATTCGTTATATCAAAATCATCAAAGTACGGCGCAACATTCAGGTCTTTATTAATTGGCATTTATTTTTCCTTAAAATTCAAGAAGTATCTTAAATCGTTCCCTTGACTCTTCAGTTCTCGTAATTGGAAAGAAGCTATTCATATAGTAAACTTCTCCAGTTCTCTGAACATATGGTGATATTGAAAACCCTGGGTAATCTATGTCATATTCTAGTGGATACTCTGGATCGTTATCTGTATTTATATTAAGTATTTGATTGTCTGCAGATCTTATCGGCAGATTTATGTTAAGCGAGATGTCGCTAAAATCAGTGTTTGCAAATGAAGAGGAATTTGGATACGGCCCCATGTACTCACATATATACACAAAGTTATTTGAAACTTGATGAACTTTACCGCTAAATATTACCTCGTTATAGAATGAACTATTAACATCCGTTTCTATCTGTGTAACTATTTCATTTACAGAAAGAGAGTGACTGTCAAGAGCTAGTTCTATACGGTTATCAAATATGTCATTGTTTCCTGCATTTTTAAACTCAGGGTTCTTAACAATACCAATGCTCGTGAAGTCGTTTGTAGCTGGAACTGTAAAGTTGTCTGTCTCCGTAAGAGTCGTGTACGCAAGAATGTGCCTGCACATAAGTTCATCGATTAAGTTCGAAGCATGATCACCAGCCGAAGAAAGAATTGGTCTTAGTATAGCTCTTTCATTAAGAGAGTTTAGCGAATTTGGGTCGAAAGAAAACGGGTCTGGAACAAACGCGGTTGCATTCTTATAACCAGAACCTTTGGACAGCATTGTGACACCTATTATAGAACCATTTGCCGACACATCGGCTAGCCCAACTGCTCCAGTTCCATCGCCCTTTATTTCAATGCGAGGTAATAGTTTGTAAGAAGCGGAGTCAGTAAGAACGGTATAATCCGGTGCTTCGGTTAACGTAATGACTGCTCTTTTTGAAGCAGGATCGTAAGTATAAGTATCTACTACGTAAGACCTCGAGTCATTACCAAATACGCTTGTTACGTAGAATGTATATCCTGAGTAATAGTTTTCAATCGCATTAAGAGTTCCACTACTTGCCGTTATAACTATCTCGCCAGTTCCAGTTGCTGTTTGAAAAACAAATCCTTCAGACTTTTCATATCCTCTATTTGTTGAATTTGTTATGACAATCTGACTTATAGAACTTGTTTGAACTGCCGTGTTACCACTCTCAGTCGACATAATAGGTATGTATCCGCGAGTATTGTAATCATCAAATTCTAACTCACTAATATTAAACAGATACTTCCAAACATACCCATCTGCCAAAGCATAAATCTGATCCTGTTGAGATACACTGTAATTAGGCGGTGTTAAAGATTTTGCTCCGCCGTTATTGAATAGACACTTATAGACTCTATAGTCACCAACCTCGTTATTCACTGGATAGACAACTGTGTAGAACTTCTTGTTTGACATATCTAAATTATCGTCGTACTGGTCGTATACTGCATCTATTTCCCAAGGATAATTCTTAATCATATAGAAAACTTCTTGTGCACCTATCTTCTTTCCAAAGATAGTTTTTTCAAGAAATTCCGTTTTTGATTTTTCTGAATTAATCACGGTTGTGTTTGCTGTGCTTGACACAAACATATAGTAATCGTTGAATGTTACATCATCAACGAAGCGTCGTGCAGTATCAGATCTATATTTACTTGTGATGACAGACATTTTCCTAAACCTATTTTGCTCTATTTATTCCGCGTCAATAATAATTCTAGAAGATATCGGTGTTGACATAACGTCTTCTAGGTTAAATCTACCAAAGACTTTTGTTCCAGCAACGTGCACGATTTCTCTTAAAGACTCTTCGTATTCCGGAAGATTTACTGTAGAAAGAATCTCATATGAAAATTCTTGATAGTAATTACTATCCTGAACTCTCTTACCGGAGTCATAGTATGTTAGACTCGCACCGTCTAAAACATATCCGTTTATATGCGAGTCCAATGAAGCCCAATATCCTTCTGTAGATCCTGGGCCTAAAGCTGAGATCGTTCCTTTTGATGCCAATTCTCCATCCGCGTCTATGATATCGGCAATCGTATTATGAGTATAACCGTAACCAGAATCGATTACAGATACGTTGGTTATCTTTCCTACTCCGAAAGATGTTACTGCATTTATAGTAGCATTAAATCCGGCAATTGGCGAATTAAAGTCTGTCGACACACCAACAATGCCATAGTTAACACCTTTGAATATAAGACCTGATGTATTATTAAATCCGGCGTAAGTGTATGGCGTAATCGTAAGAGTATTATTATTTATAGAGACTACTTTTCCATTCGTACTTTCCTGTGTTACCAAACTTCCAACACTTATCGTTGCTGGCATATTAGAAAGAGTAACTAGCTGATTTCTCTTTTTGAAAAGTGATATTCGTGTATCATATGCTATAGCAAATACATCGTTTTCATAATCAGTACCTGGGTTTATATTATCAAACCTAACAATTCTTCCTATATCGATAGGCGTTAAATCGAACGCCTCGTTAAGAGGTGTACTGATTGTAATTGGATCGGTGTCAGGAAAACCACTCATAGGCTGTTCTGCCGGCGGGTCGTTGTAGTTTGCAGCATTAAGAGCAACGTTTGCGTAATCACCAATTAGATCAAAGATAAGAGACACGCTCTCCTCGTTATCAATCTCTGCGAGAATAACGTCGTCAGTATCTAACGTTTCTGGATAGAGAGGACCTGGTGAGCTATCATTCTTCTCCAAAATTCGTATTGGAGTCAATGGCGATAGTGTTGTAATATTAACATTTATGTCTCTATCCATTGTCGTAATGATAGACGTGTTCGTAAATTCATCTCCAACATCCATCTTTAAACCAATTGCAGTATTACTCTGCCCGATCACGATGCCTCTATTTCCAGAATCATCTTCTAAAGCTTCTAGCAGTTGAAACTTTCCGCCCTCGTTATCAAGGAATATCGTTTGGTTAGAAACAAGAAGCTTTGTTGTATCTACAGAGTAACCCCAGCCCCCGTCCTCAATATCGTATCTAACGAAACCCGAAAAATTCTCAGTAACTGCGGTGACGAGCCCTTTTGCGCCAAACCCATTGTCGGTTCTAAATGTTACTATGTCACCTATTTCGTTTCCTATCGATCCACCAAAATTATCATCCACTGCTATTGATGTTAGAGATCCATTGATAACACCAAAGCTTATAGGTATACCACTGAATTCACTTATTATGTTTTCTTTACCAATAAAACTTCCAGTCTCATCATTAATGAAAAGTATTGGAGTAATAGTATTACCGACGATGACGAAGTTTATCTTATCAACTGTAGCCTTTACTCTTGAAGATGCACCAATGATTTGTTTACCGATTAGGTCTTTATATGTATATGTCTGAGTTGTTTTTGTTGAAGTGAATAGCCCATTGTTAGGCATCATCTGAAGATAGGTGCCTTTCTTCCACTCAGAATCGGAAGGTCTAAACATATCTTTGGCTGGGTAGTATACTTTGATGCTTTCGTTATAAAAAATATTGAAGAAGAGCTCGAGCCCGCCTTGAGTTCCTTTTCTACGATACAGACCTAATATGTTCTTTACAACAATTCTTACGGTGTCACCATCGAACGGAAGATCTGCGAGATACTTTTTCTTAAAGAATATCAGCATACTTTCAAGAGTAGTATCTATATCTTTATACTCAAAGAGTCTTCTTCCGTTATATAAACTCTGTTCGGTGTTTGTTTCTAAAAACTTATAGTATTCTTTTACCAATTGAATAAGTTCTTGACCATCTTCACGATAGATGGCCGGGAACTGTCGTTCTATATGAAACGATATTAGCTTTTCTACTGGCATCAGTTTGTCTCTATGAAGTTGACTAATACATCTTCGTCGCGAACTGTAAGAATTCTGCTTTTTGGCGCTGTTATATCAACAGATGTTGTTGCCGCATAGATCTTAATACCATTTCCTGTGAAAGACTCTACTATAAAGTTTATGAGCCTTACTTCGCCTGTTGTGTAATCCACGGTGCCAGCATTTGGTTTAAGTATTTCAGTATTAACTGCGCCAGCACTGATAATTTGCATATTTCCAGCGCCATCATCCTGTATCTTTGATAGAATTCCGCGATAAGTAAATGGTGTACTTACGATGGCTGGTTTAAAGTCAGCGAAACCATTTACTGATTTGTAAGGATAAGGTTTTACGAGTTGACTTTCAAACTTAAACTTAGGATTGAGCGCAAGGTTTAGAACCGGCTTATATTCAATAATAGGGTTCACGCAGAGCGAGTTACTCAGAATTCCATCGTCCAAGTCATCTATGATTGAAGATAGTCTCGATGATCTAAGAATTTCACCGAAATCATCTAGGTTCGTTTGATTAAAGTTAAGTATGGCCGATCTTATAAGAGTTTCGAGCTGAGCTGTTGACTTGGTCGTAAGCTTACGAGAAAATGATATGTCCACGATAGCTTCTATGTATAGGAATTCTGGATCAACGAATATCGGTTCTATAGAAAGAGGACTCTTGTCTGAAAGAAAAGCAACATAGGAATTCTTATTCGTGTTTGAAAGAATTCTTTCTCCCTGTAGATTTACCGATATCGCGACTCTTCCATACTGCGGAGGATCCAACTCGTCTCCACCATAGACTGACACTGACTGAATGTCTGGAAATCTTTGACGAAGAAGAACTTCGTAGTCTCTTGCGGTTATAGCTCTTTCTTGGATCTGCAGTGACTTTGGAGCAAAGTACTTTATGCTATCAATCGTCTCACGCTCAGCTCCACCACTCGCAGCTTCTACTGTCGTGACCGTTGCGTTTGGAATAAAACTAGTACCAAAGCGAGCTGCGCCGTTTGGTTCTGAACCGCTACAAATTCTATACTGTACCTTAACATCAATGTCTACGCCTGGTTGCTCACCGTAGATGTTTCTTCCGAAGTAGATCGAGTATCTATCATCAAAGTATGGATCTAAATAAAACACCTTACTCGTTGGTGTGACACCGAAGATATCTGGCGTGTATAGGAATTGATTTTGATTTTCAGTAGCGACTTCATCTACATACACTTCGATTGTACTAGTGTCTATGTTATCGTTCGTAAGATTACATCTCAAGAAATTCTGGTCATCCAGGAAGAAGCCGTCTTTCTCAAAGTTCGTAAGTATCTCTCCTTCAAATATTTCTACGTTGGCCGCAACGAACGTGCTTCCTGATGTTCTACGCGCAGCATACACTTCATTCGTTATGAATGTAAAAGTAGATCCTTGGTAAGTAGATGTGAATTCGGTGAAACGAGGTATAGTAATCGTCTGTGAAGTCTCTGTCGGTGCAGAGATGGACAGGTTAACTATAGCCTTCGCAGAAGTTCTAGATCTTGGAAGATAGTTTAATTCCTTTGCGTGCGATACGACCGAGTTCTTAAGAACCGCAGAGTCAAGAAACATCTCGCCAATTGCCATGTTCGTATAAAAGTTATTCATATACGTGTTGTATGATAGAACATCCAAAAGAACGTTCATATTTGAACCAGCAAAATTGTAATCCTTAAACTGAGTCTGGCCCTTAAGGAATGTAATGAACTGATCTTTTAATGCTGCGAAATCTAGTTCGTTAATTGGTTTCGTAGCCATTTATCTTGTCCTCTCTAGGAACACCGTTAAGGTGATCGGCTGTTCAATGTTATTTATGTAGAAATAGATCGCGACTTCTACAGTAGATTCATCTAATGAAGATTGAACTATAACATCCAAGAGTGTTGCTCTCGGTTCGTAAAAGTTAATCGTTTCTTTGATTGATTCTTGAATGATCTTTATGGTCGATGGCGTGTTATTCTCGAAAAGCATGGCGCGAATGTTTCCGCCGACGAGTGGTTGCATTAGTCTCTCGCCACGATCCGTAAGAATGAGGTTCTTAATGGCTTCCTTTACAGCTTCTTCGTCTCTCTTCACTGCCAAGTCTTCGGTAATAGGATTCTGCGTGAGATCCTTGTGAAAGTCTGAGAACAGACTAACTCTCTTACGAACTGGTGTTACGATCTGTACTACCACTTATTATGCCTCCCTAGGCAAGGATTGTGTTCTTACTAGCCGGACCACGATCTTTCTGGTCCTACGTCTATATGAATGAAGCTGTTGTATCTTCCTATTCCTCTGAATCCACGCGTTCTCGCCAATCTTATAAACTCTTCTTTAGTTTCATTGTTTAGACCAGACCAAGATATATCTAAAGCCTTTCCTTGCATATGATACGAGTTCTTAGCGGCCCCGTCTAATTTTGCATTATATTCAGGCGATCTGTATCCACTATTTACAAACAGAGGTCGGCCAAAGTCTTTCTGAACCTTCATTAACATTGCTCTTACTCCAATGTCAACTTTCTCCCAACCATCTCTGCCTAAAGCAGCAACCCACCTACCGTTAAACGTTACTCTAGAGTCACCCTTGCCTTCGTTCCAAGGAGTTACTGCTTGAAAATCTTCCGGGCCCATTGGCGGAATATCTCCAGCTGCTGTATAAATTTCTCTACTTGTATTTATTCCAGTACCACGAGCAGGAAGATCGTAACGAATTCCACCAGCAGTGACGGATCGCGCGCTATTTGCGGCTGAGTTTGATGTTAGAATGCTTATCGTATCTTTATATGAATTCACAAAGGTGTCGAGGGGGTTTTTAATTGCATTGATGCCGTTCTCTACTTGTGAAACGAATTGGCAGAATCTATATAGAAGAAACTGGATATCTTCAAGAGTCGGGTTTTTAAACACGCCGACCGCATAGTCTATGATTGCTTGTATCTTATTCTTAAAGTTCTTTAAGTTTTCAGGATCAAAGAACTTCATCGCAGCTTCTTTTATCTTTTGAAACTGACCACCTATCTTTTCTACTATAAATGTCTTTACTTCAGAAATAACATCTGCGATTGAAAAGTTTTCGATAATGTTCTTCACTTTATCAATTACTTTATCCAATACTTTTGTTATATTATCTTTAAGCTGATTCAACAGACCTGCTAGAGAAAAGTTAAGTGCGAAGTTCTTTAGCTTATTGACTAAATCTGCAATTCCGTCAAGGGCCGTAAAGAATGCTCCTATAGCACCAAATATGCTAGGAACGAGAGCGCAGAAACTGCCGATAGTACTCTGAGTAAAGTTCTTTGTGTAGAACGCTTCGAATTCATTAATTAACTTGATAGATACGATGGAGCTAGATACAGATAGAGTAATCGGGGTATAGCCATACTCACGTATAAAATCTGCTATCTCTACAGGAGTGAAGACAACACCGGTGTTTACTCTCTCATCTAACAGGGGGTGTCTATCCGGATTAATGAGGTTTCTAACGTCGGGTCTCGTAAAGTATTGGTTAACCGCCGCAACGGAAGAATAGAAAGGATCCGTTCCATACTGTCTTGTAATCACGGTGATAGGATCGTTATCTCCAGGAGAAGAGACAACACCGCTCTGGTATAAGTCGTTGAGTGATGCGGCACTAAACTCTCCGATATCAAGAGCCTGAGGAATCTCAAGCTCTATGATCTCGCCAGAATCACCAACTCTAGTTACGCAATTTCTTCTACTGCACAGACCACTCGTGGTCATAGGTTATCCTCCGAATACTTAAACAAGTGTACCGCTGCTAGTACCAGCGAGACCGTTTAAAAACTTTTGTCTTTCAATAGTTCTTCTCTGAACAAGAGCGCTCAAAGTAACGCCGCCAGCTTTTGAATACTCTAACATCTTGGCCGCGATCGTGGCATTATCTCTTGTACCATTGGCCGTAAGTTCATTTATACTGCCAATGTTATAAGCAAAGCAAGTAAGAGCGTCTTTCGACTCTTGCGTCCAATTATAGTTACCCTTCTGATTTATCGTCTCAACGTTAACAATAAACTTCTGCAGGTTCTCGCTTAGAAGGCGTGTCGCCTCTTGCTCGGATATAGGTCCGGGTATCTTAGGCGGTTGACTTGAAGGACCAACACCACTGCCGTAACCAATCGACCATTGTCCGTAATCCTCGTACGGGTACTCACTAAATCCTTCGAAAGATTTTACAAGCGTAAGAAGATCCATACTTGCGTTTGCCGATCCGGTATACTCTACCGCAGGATCTGCACCGCTAGCGCTAGAAGAAGAACCTCCACCACCTTCATCCTGGGATGCGTATCCAGCGGATCCAAGCGATGAACTGTTTCTATATTGAGTCGTGCTTGCACTCTTTGATGCAGGTTCTGGAAGCTCTGTACCCTCTGCAGCTACCGCAGTTGTTGCTACTGACGGGCTTACTGCAGATCCGTTAGCCATACTAACGTTGTCGTCTATATAAACATTAGAAGCATTAATGTCAACCCGAGACTGTCCGCCTATTCTAACAGTCTGAGCTCGAAGATGTCCTATGTCTTCTGCATTTAAGAATAGATTTGTTCCAGACTTAATATCAAGTCGGTCTGTTGATTGTATAGCTATAGCCTCACCAGACTTGACACTGATTGACTTTCCGCTCTCAATGTTGATTGCTCTGCTCGATTTTAAATTGATGTTCTCAACGTTAGCTTCAAAACGAAGCTTGGCGGCTCGCATCTGAACTTCTTCGCTTCCGTTTAAGTTCATCTGACCGGCAACAGATAACAGATGGTTACCGTGAACGATCTGCATAAAGTCGCCTTCAACTTCTTCTACCTTATTTCCTTTTACGAGAACTCGGCTATCTCCCATGATAGTCACTTGACTCTTACCACCAACATATACGTGTTGATGTGTATCGTTGACCTCGTACTTATCAGAGATTGACTTATGAACCGATGTGCCGTTCGAGTCAATAGATACGTATGAACCTGATCTATGGAATATCGTAATTCTCTCTGCACCTGGAGTGTCATCAAGTTCTATCGAGTGGCTTGCCGTTTCAATAACTCTATTGTATGGATACTGTGCGTTGTATGCTGGAGCTGGTTCTTCGAATGCAGGCGACGGATCATCGCTGTTCATCTTTGCGGTAGGCACGTCCTTTACACGGTTCAATTCTTGCAGAAGAACATATGTCTGATCTAGGTTCTCTCCTCTTTCGAGTCTCGAGTTTGACGGCTGGCCGTAATCGTCAGGAGTAGATCCTTTTGCGATTATACTTGAGTCACGACCAGGAACTGCGCCCCACCCGGTGACCGAAGGATTAATCACTTCGGTTAACTGTGTAGGTATAAGACCAAGGATCATAGGTTGCTGTGCATCACGGCCATCAACAAAGAAGCCGAATACAAATGAGTTTATAGGAGGTAGAGGGGAGTTTGGATCGTAGCTACCGTATATAAGAGTAGCCCACGGCAGACTCTCGGTTGGTACCTGATCCACAGTTCCATGCACTCCGAAGGCACGGACCTGTACTCTCTTTTCAAGTCTCTCATCAACGTTGTTTTCTACAACTCCGATAAAGAAGAGCGGCTCGTATAACCCAACACCAGTCTCTCTCATTCTGTTGTACTCCAATCATACTTAACAAGTTTCATATCAGTCTGATGTATGTCTTTATTAAAGACATGCGTTAGATCATTTATCATATAGTAGCCGGATAGCTGTCTATTCTGCTGCGGGTTAGGCGACATCTTAAACTCAGGAATCTTAATGTTAACGATATCACCAACACTGAAATCAAGGCGGCCATGCGCCTTCGCGTACACGATAGTGTGATTTAAGTGATGGCGATATGCAAGACGGTTAGATACTATCTCAGGAATGAACTGATCACCTCTCAGTTGCTGAGTGCCCGAGTCGTCATAGTCCCGTATGACGATATATCTTCTTTCATTCTCAGGAGTAAAGTATCCGTTTATGAATTCGTCCGTATGAGAGTCTTCACCCTCTCCCTTTCCTGACACGGACATGTACTTCTTCTTGGCATCCTGATAGTTATACTCATACTTATTTGACTTGCCAGGGAGTGTAACTTGTCTCTTTATGAGGTCGATCTCAATTACGTTGCTACGATAGGAACCGGACGCGAGATCCATCGCGGTGTTGACTCTATCTGAGTTTCTTATCTCAACGAGGTTCTTCATCTGAGCGAGAAACGCTGTACCAGACTTGTCTACTGCATCACTAAATGTAAACTCTTTAATCTCTTCTTTATTCTCAAGGAAGCGATTGATAAGATACTCGTCAGATACGAAGTAGTAGTTATCAGATGTTTCAAAAAAACGGAAAGAGCACGACGGACTCTTTCGACTGTATGCTCTGTTTGCAAGAAAGTTCATAGTTTGCATAGGAGTATAGTTTGGAACGATGCAACGGAATAATCCAATCGTATCTTCGAGAATGAGCTGTTTAGGTCCTACATAGTAGTTTTGAAACACGTTTTCTACTATATTAGAAATCGTATCGTTAAACGGTTCGATAATTCTTCGAAACATTGCTTCAAACGAATACTTAGACATAAAGTGTATTTTATAAGTAAGACCATCGTTCGTCTTTTTAATATTCACATCTGTGATTTTGTATATCGCAAACTCATGCGTTACTTTATTCTTTAGCGAGTCTTCGATTTGAATCGTAAGGAGTTCTTCTCCTCTTAAAGGAAGATCTTCTAACAGACCGATATTGTCATACACAGATGCAGTTCCACGTATGCTATCCTTATCAAGAGACTCTTCTATCGTAAACTCTGGAATTAAGCTAAGTATCTCTATGCCGTCGCCGTTCAGCGGCGTGACTACCGCTGAGATAAGCTTATAGTAACCAGGTAAAACAAATCCACTCATCTTATCTTGTCTTCAATCTCTTTTTCGATCTGCGATAGGTATACACGATCAACGAGTTGTATATTTCTCTTATTATCGTTTAATGCCTGTTCGTATTCGTAAACGCGATAAGGAACCCATTCAGCAGGAATGATACGCTTAATTACGATACGTCTTCCAGCTTCTGTTCTTAGGATTACACGATCTTCTTTACGAAGAAAGATAGTTCGAAAACTATCTGGTGCAAGTCTAATAAAATCAACTGCCATGTTTATACCTCTTTATAGTAATAGACTATATTGTCGCCAAATGCATCCGTAGTATCACGCGCCCAGTCTATCACTTCGTATCCTGTTTTTCCTGATTTCTCAGCATACTTATCGATTAGATAATTATGGAACGTATCTTCATCCATAGGCCAATCGTGATACGGGTCAATGATATTATTTGATAGATACACGAGCCATGCATAGTTCGGATCGCCGTAGTAATGATAGGCGATGTCTTCTGCGCGATCGCCTTCTTCTATCGTATAGGGAAGAAACGCGTACGGGTTTTCTATCGACTGTTTAAGAAAGTTAACTCGTCTTGTGATATCTCTCACAAGAACGTTGTTATATCTTACCTCTGGTAGTTTTTGAAAATATTCGCCGCTCATTTTTATCTTTCATCTATGCTAGTTTGTACAACAGACGGTGAAAATGTTGAAGCACCACCATAATCTTCTGCGGTATGGATGTCAGCTTCAACGAGATTCATGCTCAAACTAACCATTGCTGGCTTTCCACCCTTTACGATAGCTAGGCCGTGTGGAGTATAGCTCACGTTAAATCCCTGTATCATGGATGTCTTAAAGTACATATAGTACTGCTGGTCTACGCCCAGTAGGAATATATCTACGGTGCTTGGATAGTTTAAGAGAGCTTGTGAAAATCCAACGGCGGTGCCGTATGTCGGTAGCATGTTTCGCTTAATCGTATTCGTTATATCACGTATTACATCGGATTCCCGAGCGTCTTGTGGAGCTAGGTTCCAATCAAACGTTAGTTGCTTTAAGTTAACACCATCAAAGTAGAGTGATGTCTTTGGGTTAATAGTGTTTCCTAGTCCAGTGTCAACAGCTCTTCCTAGATTAGAAGGAAGGCTTCTTCTTCCGAGAAACGCAACGTTTCTAGATATATCACCCATGTTAGGAGATAGTATAGAGTTTGCATCCAATCCAGAACCACTAAGCACACCGCCGAGCGCAGTAGCGATGTTTCCTGAGCTCAAGTCTCCAGCGCCTGCAAATTGAGATGCTGCTCCGGCAACTAGAGCACCACTGAGTTCTGCGTCGTATCCTTGAACACGAACGTTGTATGAATCTTGAAGATTTACCGGCAGCGGTAGTTCTATTGTGGTCTTTCCAGCAGGAGTTGGACCGGTGACGTTACCTCTTCCGGTACTTCCTAGTTTGTTCAATCCTCTTTGACCCGGAGCTACATACTTATACTGATTGAAAACCATCAGCATTCTATGAGCACCCTGATTATGAATAGGGAACCTTAAGCTCTGTATTGTTGCAGAAGCTTTACTTGTTCTGATGGCTGGCTGCGGAAAGTCGTTTATATTTCCCAACACGCGTTTCCTTTATAAATAGGATATGAGATTGATTCTATTTATATTGAAAACGGAAAGACATGTCCTACAAAGGCCGATTTAGACCAAAACACCCAGAGAAGTACAACGGCGATCCGACTAAAATTACATATCGTTCGTTATGGGAATTTAAATTCTTTCGTCACCTTGATGAACATCCTGACGTATTATGGTGGGCTTCTGAAGAATACATTGTTCCATACGTGTCGCCGGTAGATGGAAGAATGCATCGTTATTTTCCAGACGTCGTTTTAAGGAAAAAGAACGCAAGCGGAACTACCGAGACATTAATGATAGAGATAAAACCCAAGGCTCAAACAAAGCCACCGGATATAAGGAAAAAGAATGCGACGCCATCCGGCAGAGTTTCAAGAAGGTACATCAACGAAGTGAAGACCTACGGTGTAAACGAAGCAAAATGGATAGCAGCAAGAAAGTTCTGCGCCGAAAAGGGTTGGCAGTTTCAAATCATAACCGAAGATCATTTAGGAATTAAGTAAGATGGCAGCAAAGGTTTTTGACGATCTTCTCCTAAAGGGAATTCGTTCCGGCCAAGTTCCTGCGAGAACAAAGGCTGCTCGTGATTGGTATCGCGACCAAGCAAACGGCATTGCAAGATCTGAGTTTAGAGATAAAGAATTAAAATTCGTACGTGAAATGGGAACTGACCGATACGAAAACAGATTTCGCATCGGTCATATGTACATGTTTGTGTATGATCCAAAGCACAAAGAAACACTTCCTTATTACGATAGGTTTCCTCTTATATTCCCGATAAATAAAGCAAAGGGCGGGTTCCTTGGCATTAACTTTCACTACTTGCCGCTGCCACAAAGAGCTAAATTAATGGATGCGTTATATAATGTCACATCAAATGATAACTTTGACGAAACAACTAAACTAAGGGCTTCATATAGTTTATTGAATGGTGCTTCTCAATACAAAGAGTTCAGGCCGACCGTGAAACACTACCTAGCGTCACAAGTAAGAACGAGACTTGTGTACATCAATCCAGCTGAGTGGGACATGGCACTTTTCTTGCCGACAGAAAACTTCGTTGGAGCAAGTAAGACTAAAGTCTGGGAAGACTCAAGAAAGATCATAAGAGGCGGAAGATAAATGCCATTCAATATAAACGAGTTTAAGAGCACAATGAATAAGTACGGTGGACCAGCCCGTAAGAATTTGTTTGTTGTTGAGATTATGAACGTGCCGCCATTTAATAACGGAATGTCTCTGCGTGATTTAAGATTCTTTTGTCAAACTGCGCAGGCGCCTGGAGTAAACGTTGCGGTCACTGATAACTTTCCAAACGGGTTCGGCGTAAGACAATCCATCCCAACACAGATGACGCACTCGCCATTTAATGCAGTCTTTATGTTGGACTCGGATCATCAAGTATTGCGCTTTTTTCACCAATGGTTACAAAGTGTTATAAACTTTGACTATACTAGAGGTGGGTATAATTCAGTTAACGATCAGCTTCCGTATGAAGTTGGGTACGTAAAGGACATATCGACTCGTATTGTAATACGAAGCTATAGCACAGACTCAAACGGTTACTATGAGTATGTTCTCGAGGACGCGTTTCCAACAGAGATATCTGGAGAAACTCTATCTTGGTCAGACACCGATTCATACGCAACAGCTACAGTCAACTTTGCATACTCGCATCTAAGTGTATCTGGTTTTAAACCAGGTACTTACTCTGAAAGAAATAATAGAGGAAACGGCTTCTTAGAACTAATCAACAGAATTGGCACAACAGGTCAACTTATAAACCAAGGTAACCTGCCGACTTCTGTTCAAGATGCAATTAACTCATTCACTAATTTTAACACAAAGCTCATAAATGTGAACAATTCATTGTCTCAGATAAAAACCGGTCTGAGCAATATTGGAAATATTTTTAGATAATAAGGAGACTATGATATGGCGCTACCTAAGATTACCCTACCTATATACGAACTTAAACTTCCGTCGAACGATAAGAAAGTTAAGTTTAGACCCTTCACTGTAAAGGAAGAAAAGATACTTCTCATCGCTCAAGAGACTCAAGATCCGGCACAGATTATAAACTCAGTGAAACAAGTCGTGAATAACTGTTTAATTGATTACGACATCGAAGATCTTGCGTTGTTTGATCTAGAGTATCTTCTTATTAATATAAGAGCGAAGTCGATCGATAACATCGTAAAGTTTAAGATCGAAGATCCGGATACAAAAGACGAGGTGCAGCTCGAATTGGATCTAAATAACGTTAAGGTAGAAAGAGACGATAAACATACGAATAGAATAAAACTTAATGACACATATACTCTATTCTTAAAGTATCCTAGCATAGATGTATTCTTTGACTTCTTAACGCAAGAGAAACCAAGCGCTGAAAAGAACTTAGAAATAATGCTATCTTGCATGGATAGATTAGTATCAGAAGAAGAAGTGTATAACTTTAAAGACTTTACGAAAAAAGAAGTAGACACTTTTGTTGAGAGTCTTCACGCAGATTCCGTTAAGAAGCTTAAAGAATTCTTTGATACAATTCCTAAGATAAGACACGAGATACCGTATAGAAATAGAGCAGGCGAAGATAAGACTTTCGTAATACAAGGAACCCAAACTTTTTTTATCTAATGTTGAGTCATACAAACCTGTCCATATATTATAATAAGATGTTTGGTATGGTTCAACACCACAAATACAGTATGTTTGATATTGAAAGTTCTATGCCTTTTGAAAGAGATCTATACTACGATCTTTTAGTGGACTACATTAAGAAAGAAGAAGAAAAGAGAAAGTAGGCCAAGACATGGCAACATTAGACGACCTAAAAATAGTCCTAGAATCTATTAACACGAACATCTCTGGTCAGAGCTCCGTGTTGTCAAACATACTTGTTTTACAGCAAGGTATGTCTGCATCGCAACAAAGGGCATCACAGCTTGGGAGCGCAAATAGAAGCTCTTTAGGTGGAGCTTTATCTGGGATTGGCAGTATAGGAACTGGTATAGGCAGCGCAGTATCTAGTGTTGGTAATGTAGCATCGGGGATTGGAAGCGGAATAGGAAGCGCTGCGTCTGGCATCGGCATGGGTGTTGGGGCAGCTGGTCTTGGTATCGGTGCATTGCTAGCTGGTGGGGGTTATTTTTTACAAGCGCTTGAAGATTTTGATGGTGCAAAAGTAAAAGAAAACGTATTAGAGCTTTTCTCTATTTCTGAATCCTTCTCGGCTGGAATGTTACAGTTCTTTGCAGAAGGTGGCTTATTTGCAGCTGCAATGACAGGTATCGGTATAGGTTTAGCATCGTTCGGAGTTGGTAGTGCAGCGGCCGGATTGGCTGACGCCTTAAATAATTACTTAGGTGTAGATAACTGGGCTCAGAGTGTAAAAGATAATGTATTAACTCTACTATCAATTTCTGACGCCGCTGGAGGCAATATAGATTTTCTTCTTACAGGCGGAACGTTTGGTTTGGCGATGACTGGGCTGGCTCTCGGTCTTGCAGCATTCGGCATTGGCAGTGGAATTGCTGGCATTGGCGAAGTGCTTGCGCGGTTCGGCGGTGGAGAAGAGTGGGCGCAAAATACCAAGAATAACGTCCTAACATTACTATCTATTTCTGATTCTCTTGGTGGTAAACTAGAATCATTCGGTGAAACCGGTACTTTCCTGGCAGTCATGAGTGGTATCGCAGCAGGTCTTGCATTGTTTGGGGCAGGTTCGGCTGGCGTAGGTATAGCAGAATTAATAAACAACACAGACTGGGCGCAAAAGATCAAAGACGACGTTGGAATATTAATGTCGATAGAAGATTCTCTTGGCGGCACAACTGAAGCATTCGGTGAAACTGGTACGTTCCTAGCAGCCATGACTGGCATAGGAACAGGTCTTGCAGTCTTTAGTGCAGGTAGTGCGATTTCAGGCCTGTCTGCCTTAATGAATGATGAAGATTGGGCACTTAAGATCAAGAGTGACGTGCTTGCGCTTCTTTCTATTGGCGACTCACTTCCTGGAGATGATACTTTTATTGGAGAAAGCAGCAAGTTTTTCTTATCGATGGTTGGTATTGGCGCTGGTCTTACAGCATTTGCCGCAGGTAACTTTGTAGGAACGATGGCCAACGCGGTCACGGCTGTCCTTTCATTCTTCGGTGTTGATAGCCCATTTGAACAGCTCATGAAATTGGCGGATAATGCCGATGAGCTTACTCAAGGAGCAGACGCATTAGATAGATTGACCGTATCTCTAGATAAGATCGGCCAACTTCAGTTTGATGGGAAAAAACTTAGAATAAGAGAGTTTGCTGAAGATCTTAAGGAAGCAGTTCCTATTATAGAAGCCGCGATCATGGGAGAAGAAGGCGGATATATCTTTGGCGCCGCGATCAAAGGGCTAGCTTCTCCGGATGTTGATTACGATACTGCTATTAAGAATATCGTAATGTTAAGACAAGCTCTCTCGGGTGTTGTCTCAGAAGATACCGTAAGTGGTATAGCAACTGTGAATGGCGCTGGAGCAGGCGGCGGTGCTCAGCAAGTTAATGTCAATGTAGACAATAGCGATAACAGTGTAACCAGTTCAAGCATTAACGGTGGAAGCCCTGCAACAACCGTGAATGTGATTGGGTCTAGCAGATCCGATCTAGACTTTCTATCACGCCCATCCGGCGCGCAATAAAAAAGGGAGCTTTCGCTCCCTTTTTCATTCACTCTAAAAGAAGTTCTTTATTACTTGCAATTGGAATTTTCTTTGGTTTCTTTTCCTCAGGTATCACGTTGAGCAATTGAACTCTGAGCATACCGTTCTCAAGAGATACACTGCTTACTTCAATCGTGTCCGCTAGAGTAAACTTACGAATAAAGCTTCTTGCTGCGATCCCTTTATGAAGGTAGTTCGTGACTGTTTCGTTTTCGGCGACTTCAGCACGAATAGTAAGAATACTGTTATGCAGTTCTACGTCAAAGTCTTTCTCGTTAAAACCTGCGACAGCAAGTTCAATTAGAAATGTATCTTCGCCCGTTTTAATTAAATTGTATGGTGGATAGTTTGATGCATTGGATTTATTAATTTGATCGAACTTATCTAAGAACGAGTCAAAACCAATGAAGAATGGATCATTTAATAGATCTAGGTTTATTCTACGAGTATTCATATCTTTCTCCTTATTAAAGCGAGTTGTGTTTAACCGTCATCTGACCGGTTTATAAAAGCGGAGACCCGATTGGCATCTCCGCATTTATTTATATCACATGCATAGGTCTTCATACTTTGTTGTATGAATTCTGTGCGTGCTCATATCTTTATGAATATTACTTGTGATTAAGTTCATCAGCCATTTCATGATTTCTATCCCTGTGACCTGCTTCATCTTCTCTTACTACGAGAACAACGTCACGTAGAGTTGCGTCTTCTGGCAGCTTCCAATAATCAATTGCGATCCTTGGAGCCGGAACGTTCTGTATCTTTCCGCTGTCTATCTCAGAAAGAAACTCTGTATAGGATCGAACGGCTTCTTCTTCAAAGTAACCAATGATGCGATGTGCAGTCTTTGGAAAAAAGAAATATACGATTGCATAGAAACCAACAAAGATTGCCTGTGCGATTAAGATGATGATACGCTCAAACATATTTGGTTTTGCGAGTTCAACGAATGTCATAAGATGCATACGTTCGTTATCTGCTTCATCTAAAAGTTCTTTAATCCAACCTCGATCGTCTTTCATTGTGCGCAAAGATTTAAGATGCAATCCTGCGCCCGCGACCATTCCTGGTACTGCCGCCACGGTCTCTAGAACCACAGCTCGATGACCGTATCTCTTTTTAAAGAAGGTATCCGCAATAAAGCGAAGGGCCTTTGTAAAGCCCAACGCGATCCTATCAGAAACATCCTTTGGTGCGTGATGTTTCTCTGTCATATATTAGTCCTTCTTAGAAACAAAGGTGTACATTTCCTGAGCCTTCTTCATAAGGTCGTCAGTAGAATACATTTTTGCGGCTTCTTGATATTCTTCGAAGGTCTTTCTACCTTCTTCCATGGACTTTTGCATGAAATTCAAATTCATATGATAGCTTTGATCCATATAATCCTTGGCAAGCTGAAGGATCTCTGCGCGGATCTCGAATGGGTTCTTAGTGGTCATCTTGTTCTCCTGTGTGTTGCGTGTTAAGAGATCCCGGTGCTTCCGAAACCTCCGTTTCTTTCCGTCTTCTGAGACGGTCTCTCTTCTACTTCTTCGATGGTATACACCAAAGTCTTCTCAAGCATTGCCTGCGCAATGCGTTCGCCATCCTCGATGATGACTACTGCATCCGATGTATTCTGTAGAATCACATATGTTTCTTCTACATAATCGGAATCTATAATACCGGTTCCATTCGCAAGAACTAGACTCTTTTTTAGCGACGAACCGGATCTCGGATATATCTTTAGGACGTGACCTTCTGGAATATCAAAGATAAGACCAGTTGGTATTAACATTTTCTGCATTGGATACAACTGCACGCATACTTTATTATTGATAACACGCGCATGTGATACAGATTCTTTATTTAGAGCATTGTAGTACGTGATCTTGCTGTTATTATCAAAACATGCTTTAATATCAAAGCAAGCAGAACCGGTCGTAGAAAACTTTGGTAGTTCTGCTTTTTTATTTAAACGAAACGCCTTCATAATATAATTCCTTAAATTACTTCTTTTTTCCGATATTATACTTTGGTTCTAATATCCATTCATCTTTTTCTTTATGCGATAGTATCTTTATCTGGCTAAGTGGAGCAACCGGATCTTCAGACTTGGATGGGTCGACTATCTTAAGTAGATCCCATTCTTCTAGGAGGTTTATTACAGTGTTTCTTCTAGATCTATCTTCGTCAGCAAAAGTATTCTCTTTACCGTCAAGTATAAACAGTTCTTTAAAGTGAAGAATCGCATAGCGCCCTTGCTTGTGTAGAATATGGCAGGACTGATATAGTTTCTTTTCTTTTTTCGAGGATATACCAATACGAGTTAACGTTTCTTTTATCTTAAGAAAGTTATCAGGATTCGGAAGTGTTATCTCTACGCCAACCCCTCGGAATAAGTCTTTCTCCATGATGAGTTCACCTTTATAGTTATTATTATTGCGATGATGCTCATAAAGACCATCCGAGTATTTATAATTTAGCTTCTCCACCTTTGTTGAATCTCTTATGAAGCTTAACCAGGTCTTCCTTAGACATAACTTTCAGATACATCTTTGCGACGGTTCTGTTCACCGAGTAGTGTTCCTGAATTGCATCAAGGTCTGGGTTCTTCTCTTCCTTGAGCCATTTTGAAAAACGATTGCGTGGACGCAGGGCACCGAGATAATACCGGTACTGCGCGTCTTTGAATAGATGATGATTGATATTCATCGTGTTAGCATGTAGTATACTATCTTCAAAGGCAGCGAATGCTCGGTTTACAATAAACGGAACATACTGCTTCTCAGCTTGTTCTGGATAGTCTGCCTCACGGATAAGATCCTTCTTATTATGAGATGCAGACTTTACAAAATCAAAAGGAGTCAAATCTTGAGGCATGCGCTTCATCCTTTATATCTGCAAAATCGTCAAAAGTTTTTGCGCATTCACTGCACATCTTTGCACTGTGAAGTCCTTCTGTAGATGAGTACTGCAGAGTGAACGCGCTGCTTTCTTTCAGATCTGTTTTACAAAAGAAACAGACTTTTGGTTTTTTAGAAAAGAAAGAAAGCCAACTCATTTATAGCTGGCCTCGAACATTACCTCCGTCAAGAAGGCAACCATATTGACTTCGTGGTCGGCAACGAAGCTAGACTTATACATATAATCAGCAAGAGTAACGATAAACCCTGGAAGACTCTTAAGTTCTACACGGTCTGTTGCGGCGTCATAGATGGTACGAAACATTTCATTCGCGTCTTGGTCACTGTTATTCGAACACCACTTGCGCATCTCAACGAAGTTCTTTTCTTTCAACATCAAAAAGAGTTGTTCGATCGACTCCTGCTTGATGTTTGTGAAGATACCCTCATCGATCCTACCTGATGCTGCATAAGATTGAAGTTCGGTAAGTACACGCCGAAAATCTGGGAAATGCCTTTCGATAATCTTTGCGACGACATCCTTATCGTGTTCTACGTTTTCTGCGTTTAGAATTGCGAGAACACGTTTATAGAACTGAGCAGCCATCTTTGGACGATCTGACTTCTCAATCGTAAAGTCAACTTCAGAAAGACGAGAACGAAGTGGCTCGATAACACGGTTCTTAAAGTTACACGTAAAGATAAAGCCACAGTTCTTTGAATATTCTTCGATAAAGTTACGAAGAGCAGGCTGAACGTTAGCTGCATTGAGATAGTCGGCTTCATCAAGGATAACGTATTTACGACCACCACTGAATGAAACGGAAGATGCAAAGGTCGAGATCTCGTAACGAAGAGTATCGAGGTTAACATTCAACGAACCGTTCTTTACGATGTAATCGCAACCGAGCTCGTTCAGCATTGCTTTCGCAATTGTGGTCTTACCCATACCTGGGCCACCAGTCAGTAGCAGGTTAGGAATGGATTTATCTGCAACGAATCTTTTGAAGACATCTTTAGTCTTCTGAGGAAGAATTGTATCCTCAATGACTCTGGGTCGATAACGTTCAACCCAGAGTACTTCTTCAGTATTTGTATCAAGTGCCATAATATAATCTCCGGTGTGGTGTGTAAGGTTGGAGCTCAGTTTTCAGTTTTTACCGGTTCCTTTGTTTCCTTTGGCTTATTCTGCTCAATGAATAGAGCAAACTTATCACGGATAGTACCAACAGTAGTAAGCTCAGAACCTTCGATAGCTCCGCGCTTAACACAGATATCGATAATAGAAAGGACTGTGTAGATATCTTGAAGAGAGATGTTAACTTGTTCAGACATATTACTCTCCTTTCTTGTACGTTGACTTAGAGTCAACACCAACGTAATAGGATACATCAGCACCCTTGAAGAGCGATACACCCTTTGCGCAGAGAGTCACTTCGTAATCCTGAGGAAGCAACTTAAAGTTGTCAGTCTTAAGGATGAGAGTAAACGTGTCGTTGGTGGTACCAATCTCTACACCAAATGCGTCTGACGATTTGTTATTACTGTCGATTGCTCGAAGGAAGCACTTGCCATCTTCGCCGACGAATGCGATTTCGCTAAACTGCAAAACACCAGCAGCCTTGATCACAGACTGAAGATCGGACCATTTCACGCTAACCGAAACGTCGGAAGAAGGAATGGCGATTTCTTTTTCTGGAGCTGCATGGACCATCGAGATGTCTGCATAGACATATTTCATCTTAAGCTTGCCTTCAGAGATGATGAAATGATTTTCAAGGAATTCCACATCTGGGTCTTGATAAAGGCTCAGCATCGAAAGAAAACGTGAGAGATCATAGATAACAGCAGTGGTTGGGAACTGATCTTCAATGTTTGCGATGGCGATGAAGTTTTTTTCCGGAGTAATCGTACGCAAGACCTGGCCAGGCTTCAGTACGATTGATTTGTTGATTGTAGCAAAACTCTTGAGAATTGTAAGAGTGCGGTCAGAAAATTTCATAGTATAGTCTCCTATTCATTATTAAGTAGTTTATCTATATCACATTTTTTATGATATGTCAACTGTTTCACGGTCTAAATGCTTGTTTCTTCTTTTCTTTATATGTCTTTTCGTTTGATCTCTTTCCTGCGGTTGGCGTTTCACCGATAGAAGCGATCGCGCCCATCGATCCCTTAAAGATATACGAACCGACGTGCTGCAGTTCCATCCAAGGACACAGGTGCAACTTAATTCCCACTTCTCTTGCTTTGCGACAGAAGAAGTAATCTTCAGACAGGTACCGCTTTGAAATAGGATCGATAATGCAATCAAAGAAAGCGGTGATCTCACGCGAACCATCGAAGTTCTTCGTGCGAGCGTGGTCAGGAATATACTTGAGTTCTGGGTATGCGTCTCTGTATTTTTCCAACACGGCTCGAGGTATAAGCATAAATCCGGTACCAGCCTCGCTCACTTCGATAGGTTGGTCAATACGGAAAGACGTGGTTCCCTTTGCTGGGTTGAACACGTAGTCGGCTGTATAGAAGTCCAAGTCGAAAGGATTCTCCGCCTTTCCCATCTCTACCGCCTTCTTTACCTTTTCCCAAGCAATCGTTTTCTTTGGATACGGACCAGTCATGATATCATACTGATCCGGGTGCATGGTCTGAATACCGAGCATCGACAGTACATCATTAGGTCTGAAACCAATATCAGCATCGATAAACATAAGATGTGTGCAGTCTGACCTCATGAATTCATCTACTACATAGTTCCTTGCCCTTTGAACTAAGCTTTCATTAAATAGATAATAGAACTTAAGATCGATGTTGTATTTGGCACAGAGAGATGCTAGGTCGTTCGTAGATTTACAGAACATTCCTGCGCACTGCCCACCATACATCGGCGTTCCAACAAAGATAGAATATTTTCGTAGGTGTTCTGCTGTAATCTGTAGTTGCATCATTTTTACTCCTTATGATAGTTCAAGATCGTTCTCTGCGCGATAGATCTGCTGAAGACGAAGAACGTCAGCGAGAATATCCCAGGAACTATCGTGTTTCTTAAATACTTTATTCCACTTGTCAGAATCAACGAGCGGAGAAAACGAGTTTTCTTTTGGAAAGTTAAGTTTAGCATCAATAAACGTACGCGTATCACGAACACGCCAATACTTAAGATACTCATCAAGATGCAGAAGCTTTCCTTCGGCTGCAAAGAGTCGTGATAGGATGATTGGATCGAAAGTATTCGAACGACTCCACCAGTAATCTACCTTTGGAGACTCAATAAGGAATTCGTGAAACTGCTTTACAAATTCCTTCACAGTCAGGTCAGATTTCTTTGGAGCAATGTTTGCACGAACTTCAGGACTCTGTTCTTCCCAGAACTGAAGAGTACTCTTATCAATCTCGAAACCATAGTTCTTTACCTGATCCGTCACGGATAGTTTAAAACGTTTCGCGTAGGAGATACTCTCGATCGTATAAGGATTTGTTAGAAAACGATCGAAGTCAAAGACCATGACTGAACAGTCGATAACGGCGCACTTTCCTGCGTCCTTACCCATTGTCTCAAAGTCAATAATTAGGTGAGTCATACAAAGAATCCTTCAAGTGTTGCGTTTTGACTTCCCGAACCTAGCGGGTCGTACTCGTTCTTTTCGTAGTGATTGTTCTGACGAAGATAGTTTGTTCCGGATAGAGGAAGCTCTCCGCGAATGAACTTGGCGATTTCAGAATGAATATCGCGCGACGTAGGAACCGGAACGTTCTGAGCGATGTGGTTCATCTTTGCGAGTCCACCGACCAATTCAAAATCGTGAGGGAAACCCATCATATGCAGAGCTTCACGAATCGTAAGCGAACGATCGTGAATAGGATGGATCGTATCAGCAAGGTTACGACCAATCACAGCGTTCATGCATTCGTCAAAGACGTGTGTTGAGCTATCCCAGATACCCTTGTTGTCCGCAAACTTTTTAATAGCGTGTTCCGATACTTTAATTCCGCGTTCGTGGCCAACCTGATGCATCCACTTATTTGCTTCTTCAAGCAGACCAGCACGATTGATATAGTTGAAAGCTGTAATGTTACCGCTCTTAATAATAACATCCCTCGGATTGTCGTTCGTTCTTGATTTAATAAACGCGTAATACGGTTCATCATCCAACTTGGAATTGATAACCAAGTCTTGCTGAAGCGTGTTCTGTTGCAACTCGGACAAGTACTCTTTAAAGTTTTTACGATCGCGTTTAAACCAAGACATGATCGGAGCCTTCTCTGATTTCCAGCCGATAGCAAAGGTTCGATCGCGAGCTTGCGGAATGCCGTGATACATCGTTGATGTTTTGTACAGAGTTAAACTATACCCTCTTTTATTACAAATGTCAAACAAATTGTTTGCGACTGCACGACCTTTATTCGTATAGAGAGCAGGCGCGTTCTCGACTACTACAGCCTTTGCTTCAAACAGATCAATCGCGTCCTCGAAGACTTTATACATCCATTCGTTCTTTGCACAAGCAGCACCTTTTGATTCAACTGTCTGACCTGTGTTTAGCTGCGATAGAGCTGCACAAGGAGGAGTACCAGAGACAACATCTACCTTATGAATAGGTGGGCCGTTATCCAAGAGTCGATACTCGAGTCCTCTGCCCTTTACGTTATTCTGATAGTTTACGTAGTGACTATCGTTTGCTTGAAATCCATCGTATGAATAGATAGCAAGAGGTGGAACGCCAAAAGCTTTTTCGGCTCCTAGCATCTGTCCACCGATAAGTGGGATATGAGGTACCCAAGTAATATCACTCATTATTCTTTATCCTTTATACGAAAAAATCTGCAAGTGTTGTTATAGTCTTTTTTTCAAATGCTTGAACATCAGGACGAGTGTAGTTCGTGTCGAAAGCATTCATAATCTTATCATTAATAAAAGTACCATCGTAGTACTCAGGCTTAAGCACTGCCTTGCGTAGTTCCTTAAGAAGGTTCTGATGCGCTTCATGTGTATCTACCATCTCCATACGGCGAAAGAACTCTTCTGGAGTCTTTGGACGTAGAAACTCTGGAATTGGTAGATGACCTTGCATATCATAGGTCGGATGCAGGAATGGAATAACACCAGCATGGATCATCTCAATATACTTAGATGTAACCCAGCCTTCCTTAATCGGAATGATGAAAGTAAACTTTACGTCCTGAAGTTTCTTCTGCAGCTCGTTGATGTGCAACGATCCTTTAAACCGAGAGTCAACAGTTGCTGCACCATGTTCCCACTTGCCATAGACTTCAACGTTATCGAACTTGTTGAGAACCCATTCCTTCAGAAGGTCGTAGCGAGACGGCTTGCCTTCGTTAAGAACGACCATAAAGTTTGTGTTACGATTTACGTTGACTTCTTCAGTGTATTCGTAGTCTCCGCAGAAGGCCGTCTCCATACCTGCATATTCCGAATGAACTACGCGAGTGATGCGTTCCTGATCAACATAGTCGCGAATCGCAAACGTTTCATAATCATAATCATACTGACCAAGAGAACGCATTGGCATGTGAAACAGATCGCGAGGTTGCTTAATCGTATAGCGAGGATCATTAACGATTTCAATATACGGAACCTGCTCTTGGTTCAGCCAAGTAACGATTGGAGTCGTATACCACTTGGTCATATCGAGAGTCGCAGCAGGCTTTCCATCGTTACCTTCACGAACCTTCTGAATGCGATCCGGAATCGTAACGTTGCTGAGCTGACCAACCATCATAATGGTAAAGTCGAGAGTAACTTTCTTTTCTTTAAAGTAATTGACGACGTGATCAAAGTACTTCTGAGAAATCTCAAGACCAACACCTTCCCATACATCAATCACGTTATCGTATGGAAAGAGATCTGCTTTCTCAGATTCTGTAAGAGTACCGAAGTCAGAGCGACCAACGATATAGAACTTCTTATCAGGATTGTTGTTCGCAACTGCTCGTAGTGTGCAAGAAGCTTCGTTGTCTCCGCCGATAGGCGAGTACTTATTCGTCTTAAACTTTACAGATTTACCAATCTTGCAAAAACCAATGTTCTTCATAGTGTATCCCATTCTATAAATTTCACAAATTCATCTGGCCTTAGAGCCTTATCATCAACGTAGTAGACCGCATTCGGTTTACCAAACATTAGTTCATCGTATGGAACGTTGTTTTCTTTAAGCCAATTAACCGTAAGATCGCCAACATCCTCTATGACTTTATTTATATCACCATTATGAGTGGCCATTCGCCTCGCAGTAAACAGAACGATACGAAAGCCCTTTTCTTTTGCTTTACGAATGCTTTCGATCATTTCGAGTTTTGGTGTCGCCTTGCCATACTTTTCGAACGTATCCTTCTCGCCATCGTTAGGCGTACAGATCGTATGATCAATATCAATGACTAGAGTTTGCGTACTCAATTACATATTCCTTCATTTGTTCCTGTCGAATAGAGCTGTCATAGTGAAGAGGAATGGCTGTCGCGATAAGCAATGCGCCACCATCGATGATCTCACGATACTCTTTTGAATAATACTTTCGAATAATCTTTGAGAAACTTTCACGAACATACTTAGGATACGCCTTGCTCTGAAACAGCGAGTTGTATCCATGATAGAGATCGTGAGAGAGTTTACACAGGTCGTATAGATGATCGCCGCCGCAACCAACATGATTGCCGTATTCTCCACGAGGATCCAAGAGAGTAATGCTATCGTTATATGGATTATACAATATATTTCCAAAATGTAAATCGCCATGCATAGCCAGAACAGGCTCAGCTCGGTTCATACATCTTTCAGCGATCCGCCCGTAATATCCTTGCTCAGAAGAACTTAGGCCAGACTTATTGAGTCTTTCAGTTGTCTTTTGGATCCACATGGCATTTGCGTTACTGCTAAAGTCTTTTAGAAACTCAAGACTAGGTCTCTGATGAAAGTTGTTTCGAACAGAAAGTACAACCTTTTCAATTAGATAGTCGATAGTACTCTTAGAAATGTCCTCGTGGATGAATAGATCCGAGAGCAGAGTACCGGACTCATAAGACAGAGATAGGCCGTAGTCATCATCTAGCACCTTTGGAACGAACATTCGCTGCTTTGAATTGAGAGCTTTGTACCAAGACTTTTCGTTCATGACAGTACGAACAGCGAACTCATTCGTATAGTTTGGTACCTTCGTAACTACGTTGAGTTCTGGGTCGTACTGAAACGAATTGAATGCACGAGCTTTAAAAGTAAGGAACTCTGCGCATGTACGATGATACGAAGCAATGTCACCAATGTCGTACCAGTTGCTCGTATTAATACGGTTAAAAGATCTTGAAGTTGAACGCGCATACTTCTCAAGGGCAAACGAGATGTCGTACTCAGTCGCTGAGGAGAACGCATAGTCAGCGCCTACACCATCTGCGAAACTATACAGGCCAACGAGTGCAGCAGCATTTGGAACCGTCTCCGTTGGTTTATTGAAGAATTCCTTACCATCCCACATACACCACGCAAAGTGGTCTTCAACTTCTTTCGTAAGAAGAAAGTCGGTGCCTAGTGGAAGATCATTATCAAGAATGATTGCGTCTCCAAGCCATACGACGAGCGGCATATCTTTATTCGACAGCTCTGCAATACCAACACGAATAGCATCACGGGGACCGTTCAACGATCCCTGCTTTACGCAACGAATATCATCGCTATAGGCACTCTTTGTAGCCCATTCACGAATATCATCATGCTTGCCGTCAACGATTACGATCTCTCCGATATCTGGAGTATTCTTATAGATCGACTCGATGATGTACTCGATTGTTGGTTTACCATGTACGCGAACCATTGCTTTGGAACAGTTCGATGTTAGCGGCCGAAGACGAGTAGCCTCACCCGCCGCTGGAATTACTACGTTGATCATAATGTGTTCTCCATTCGTCATATTCATCTTCTAATAAAGCCCAGTGCAGCTTTGTTGAACGATCGAAGTTGCTCGACCTTCTGTCCCAGACGATCCACATATATGCGATCATGCCGCCAAGCTGATGTGTCTTATTTATGGGCTCTACTAAGCCCGAACCAAAATTAATTCTATCACTTAGAAATATAATATCACTTGGAGGGTATTTTGTAAACAAGTTTTTTCGCTTCTTTCCTTCAAGAAACGTAAGACGAACAAACATTGCTACGTATGGATATTCCGATAGAGCTTTCTCTGTAATCTTTCGAGGAAGATCCTTATGATACGGAGGGTTCGTAATCAAACCTTCGTATCCGGTTGGTCGTTCGAGCTCAAGAACATCAATGCTAGTTTCGATGTCTACGAGACTATTATCATATTCGTTAAGATCGAACGATTTTACATTATGACCGTTTCTTTGGAGTTCGATCGAAATATTACCTCGGCCCGCGCAGGGTTCAACCACATTCTTTGGTGGACGAACATACTTACACAGAATGTAAGTTGCGAGTGGCGGTGTTGGATAGAAGTCGTTTTCTTTACGATCTGGGTCGTCCTTCTTTACACCAACGTATATATCAGTTAAGTTCTTAGCCACTCTTTACATTCCTTTAGACAATTGTTTTCATATTCTCTATCGTTTAGCTTTCGGTTCAATGGAGACGGGTGCGGAAGGGTATAGTGTTCCACTCCTGCTCGCTTAAGTGCCTGCGAGGCAAAACCACCGAGAGCAATTACCTTCCTATATCCATTCACAAAGGATCGAACAAAGTTTAGATCAACATCCTTCATCTTGTACTCGCCTTCGTATGGAATTACATTCGAAAAAGAATAGTGATGGAAACCGAGAGCTTCCATCCATACATTCATCTTATCTAACGAACAGTTCTTACGAAAAGGTTTTCCTGAAGGGTTGATACCAACGAGAATTACTTCACTCATTCAAAGTTCCAATGACGCTCGTTGATATAAGTAATCGAGACACCAGCCTCTTCATACATCGGCCGAGACATTCCATTCCACTGGTTCTGCCACTTCTCAGGAGAATGTTCAGGGTACGTGATCACGACTCGTTTAATGCCGGATTGAATGACCGACTTAGTGCACTCAGCACAGATTGGCAGACCCCATACGTAGATCGTTGCGTCTTTGACGGATACGCCACTATAGAGTGCATTCATCAGAGCATTCATCTCGCCGTGAACGATACGTGGATACTTTTGTTCACGATCATTAAGACGCTCCTCGGTATCTTCAATACCACGAGGAAACCCGTTATATCCGGTCGCAAGGATACGACGTTCATCATTAACGATTACAGCGCCAATCTTGCTCGAAGGATCCTTACTCCAAGTTGAAATCTCGCGCGCGAGTTTCATAAAGCGGTTGTCCCATTTACTATCAATCATTTATCTTACTCCATTTAATTCCAAAGAAGAGTCTCTGCATAAAGCGATGAAAAGCGTTTGGTTGCTTGCCTTCTTCTAAGTTCCAATATACGCCGTTTATTAGTTGGCACTTCCAAGCAGGTTCGGGTGGTGCGGAGATAGTATAAGTTACACCTATATCACGCATCCATCAACTCCTCGATGAACTTGAAGTGGCGTTCGTATACATGCAGGTTCGTTGCAGTCCAGATGAGATCACCGACTCCAACTCTAAGGTCCGCAGCAAGTTTCTTTTGAACATGCATTGCCCAGTGAACATCGTTGTCATAACCGAACACTGCGTCGTTCGAACGCATCAGATAGTGGCTGATGAGTTTACCGTCACGGATCATAAAAGTGTTTGCATAGGTGCAGATGAAATCTGACATATCGTCTTCGTAATAGTCAGTATGCATGGAAGGACGATTGTAGATCATGACAGCACGGCGGCTGTTAGGGTTATTCAAAAGTTCAGTAAGAACGTTCATATACTGAAAACCGTTCTTTTCAGACCAAATGAGATGACCATAGTTTGAATTGATACGACCATGTTTTGAAGCAACATTTTTCCAGATCGCAGGAGTCTCACCAGGAATATCTTCAACATACAGAGACTGCGACTCGTACCATTCGAGTTCACGTTCGATGTATTCGTAGTTTGGTTTACGAATGATCCAATCCTCATCAGCGATAAAGGATTGTCCGATAAGCTCGATGGTTTTAACACCGGTCTTATCAGTCACAAAGTCTTGATCACGATACTTTTGAATGAGTTGATTGCGAATATTAAAAACTCTTTGCATATTCCATTACTCCATGTCTCATATATTTTTGAACGATGCTCATATCAGTAATTGTACCAATAAGAGTCATTTTGTCAATAGGAAAGTGAGCAACGTATCGCTTATCACGAGTATTTTGTCTGATTACAAAATTTCTTTTACCGAGAGGAGGGGCACTGTAAATCCTAAGGACTGGATCATCAGGCTCTGGGCGTTGACAAAAGATAAGAATGTCGACATTCATACACTTGCTTAGCTGATTGCTATGGATGCCACTCGCTTTTTCATTTGATGAGATCGGAACTGTAAAACTATTGAACATATGAAAACGCGTTTCCAACTTATTCTCTAGAGAATGGTCTTCACCGTTCACGGTAAGAATCAAATCTTTATCAGCGTCGAACGGATCTTTAGAAAGTTTAGCCGTGATGCCTCGCTTAGAGAAAAATTCTACGATAAGATGCTCGATGTCAACGCCGAGTTGTCTATCTGCTTGAGTACCCATTATTTAAATCCTTTCAAAAATTGCTCAACAGAAGGAACGG